AAGGGCTCTGACCTGACCAGACTTCATGAGCTTGGTTTCAAAGCCGTTGTCGGTCTCGAAGGTGAAGTGCTTGGTCCCAGAGCGGGTGTACTGCTTGCCTCGCTTCGGAGTAGCCATCTACTTAGTCACCCCCCGGACGTTGATCATGGTGTATTGACGAGCGCCCAGACTCCACTTCCATGGCTCGCCCTCGGGCGTCCAGAGCTTTGCCTGAAACAGGATTTGGTCGGACGAATCCACCTCCAAGTTGCCAGGGAGATAGATCGTCGCCTTGTTCGTGGTCGTCTCCCGGACGGGAGTCTCTGCCTTGTGCGACCGCAGGTAGGGGACGCCAGCACCAAGCCCGGACCAGACAACCGTGTATGTGTCCCAGTCGCGGTGATGGCCGTAGGCGTCCTCTACGAGCGGCGTTCGGCGAACTTCGATGTAGTCATTGAAGAGGGCCAAAGGGGGACTCCTGTCATCAGTTTCGTGTCAAGGAGATCGACCCCAGAGGCGGCCGGTACTTGGTCAGCATCGACTTTGCGGCCTCCGAGAGGCCCGAGTTGTAAGCGCTCTGCGCGTACTCGACTTGCAGGTCTCCGGTCTTCTCCATGACCGTGCCAGGAGAGACGGAGAGCCATCGAATGACCTCGGAGCAAAGGGCCGCTCTGACGGTGGCCGGCACAGTGGTCCAGCCCCAAGAAGCGGTCACAGTGAGGGTGCTGCCATCAGCAGCACAGGGGACGTACAGGGATCGACCTCGGACGTACCAGTCCGCTTGGTCCAGGTCCCCGACGCCAACCAGCGTCACGGAGGAGATGGCCAGGCCAGGGAAGAGGGCAGACGCCAAGGGCGCCTTGCCCCCCTCTACCTGTGCCTCAAAGGACTCGTCTGTGTGTCTCTGGAAATCTGTCCAGCAGTAATCCACGACGAGCCCGGTAGCGTCATCTATGAACGCTGAGATCCTGGCTTCCTCCGTGGCGTCCGTCGCAGGTCGCCCGAGACGGGCGATCACATCGTCAGTCGTCACGAGAGCCATAGGGATCAGGTGGTGGACTCGGTGATGGAGACCTTCAGACCACGGACGAACTTCTCGCCGATGACCGTGCCACGGACCGAGTAGTCAGGGTCTTCCTTGACGGTGGCGAGACCGTACATGGTGTCGAGGCCGATCGTGTCAGCCTTCTTGCCGTAGTCGTAATCGACCAGCATTCGGGTAGCGACGCCGTTGACGTTCTGGACGGAGCCGGTAACCGCACCCATCGGGATGGCGGGGCAGGCGGAGGCCAGGAGAAGCGCCGACTTGTGGAAGAGGTACATCTCCAGGCCGAAGCTGTTGTGAATGACGATGTCGAAGCCGTAGATACGGCCGATCACGGCCCGACGCAGGGCGTTGGTGTCACCGGAGTAGTCGACCGCAACGAACTCGGGGTCCTTCAGGAGGATCGCCTCGACCTCGGGGCCGGCGATCAGGAACCGCTCAGAGACCGGAACCTCAGCCAGGTTGAGCGCCATACGCGCATCGACCAGAGCGGTACGCAGGGCCAGGGCCCGAGCCGACATGTTCGCCGGGGTGCCATCCGACTTCGGGAGGGTGACAGTCACGTCGCCACCGACCGCAGTCTTCTGACCAGCGGTCAGAGAGCTTCGGTTGACGTTGGCCTTGATGAAGGCCGCCGTGGTGTCATCGAAATACTCGGCGAAGCCCCTCGTGAGCTTGCTGAGAACCTGAGTGCCGAACTGGCGGAGGTCGAAGGCAACCTGCTCCATCGAGAGCGAGGTCGCGTTCGAGGCCAGCGTGGTGAGCTGGACCGGGAACCGGGACTCGTTGACGAAGCCATTCGGGGCCCGACGGTCGGCGGACGGAAGCGGCCTGTCCGTGGCTGCGGCGAAGACGTTCTTGTCACCGGTGATCGGGTTGACGATCGGGGAAGAGATGCCCCCGGCCTGGACCGGGATACCTCGGGACTCGCGGTTCACGTTGATGACGTCACCGATGCCACCGCGGAAGTTCAGTTCCGAGTATCGGGCCGGGATGGCACCAAGGGTGAGCTGTCGGTCCAGGATGCCGAGAGCGGCGATCGTGACCTGAACCGGGTCCAGATTAAAGTGATGCGTGGTAGCCATTAAGCCTCCATGAGGGCATTAAAAAAGCCCCCCAGATGGAGGGCTGAACGGAGGGAAGGGAGAGGCTTAGAGGAAAGCCCCACCCGCGATGTAGTCCGCCAGATCGGAAGGATTGATACTGGTGAACTCGCCATTGCCGCCCTTGTTGTGGCCGGCGCCTGCGATGTGCGGGAAGCCCGTTCCGGAATTCGCCTGCTTAGGCAGGGACTCAATGAACGACTTGACCGCGTCCGTGTCCGGGCGCGAGTCCTCACCCGTGAACCGGTTGAGGTCGAGGAAAGAAAGGTCAGGGAGTTCAGCGCCAGCACCTACGGCCTGAAGCCGCAGTTCAGCACTGACCAGCTCAGTGGAGACCTCTCCAAGGGCGGACGTCCGGCCCTCGGTGCGGGCGGCATCAATAGCGGCCTGCTGAGCGGTCTGGAGCTGCTGAAGCTCGGTACGCGACGTGTTGTAGTTGGTCTCGTTCTGTCGAGAGAGAGCCTTCCAACGGTCGCGGTCGGCAATGACCTCTTCCAGCGTCGGGCCAGCGGGAGGAGTCGGAGGATTTCCCTCGTTACCAGTCTGCCCGGCGTTGTCGTCCTGAGTAGTCATACGTTGTTCCATTTCGGAATGGACTCACCATTTCGGCGGGTCAGGGCTTAGCCTCGTGGATCTTCCGGTTTGCGTTCCCGGAGTTCCCCTGAGGAGGCTTGTTGGGATTGGGCTGCTGCCCCTGTGGCTGTACCTGAGGCTGGGGCATGAGCTTCTGAATCTCTGCCTGAGCCTTAGCGTCCTGCTTCCGCATTTCGCGGAAGTCGGCAATCTGGGCGGCGGAGAAGCCAGCCTCAAACCACAGGAATTCAAGAGGCACATCGAGCTGCTTCATCTTGAGCAGTGCGTCAATGTGCTGGGCTTCGGTGCGGTATTCGGGGTCCTTCCAACGCGTCTCCATCTCGAAGGCGTCCTTGCGTTTGTCATTCTTGACCGCGAAGCAGATTCGAATGACTCGCTCCCACGCTTCACCGAAGTGGAGCATCCGCTCTCTCACCTTGGCGACAAGCCCGGCTTCTGCCGAGATGATCGCCTCACCGGAAGGGGCGGTAGTCGTGTTGACCAGGAAGTAATGACTGGGGACCCTCGAAACAGTCGCGAGGTGCTGGACGAGCATGTCGACCAGATCCACGTAATTGGACAGGTCAGCGGCAGCGAAGGAACCGAACTTGGCGTTCGGGTCTTCGGCCTGAAGTAGCTTGTCCTGGCCGACGTTGTACGGCTCAACAGGATTGCCCTGGGCGTCTTCCTGGATCTCCAGACCAGTGACAAAACGCTGGGGGAAGGCCGCGAACTCGGACGCGGTAAGCGCGTCCATGGTCGTCTTGTTGATCGCATCCTGAATGGGGATGCAGTTGACCAGTTCAGAGACAGGGTCCATGCCGAGTCGAGAGCGATTCTCGAAGGGCACTACAGGAACGATGCCGAGAGGGTTGGGCTTGGTAACGCCTCGGTCCCACTCGGTAGTGCCGTAGGCCACCTCATAGACGTAGTCCTCAGTCCATAGGGTGACCTGCTGCCGGCCCCATGAGTCCGTCTCGAAGCGGGCCGCGGCCTCCAGCTCCCACAGGGAACCGGCCTTATAGGAGACACCCATACGAGAGCCAGGTACGGGGGTGATGGTCGGCTCACCCTTGGCGTCCGCCCACACAACGACGTACGAGGTACCCGTGATCAGGGCTTCGAGGTGCACCGACGACGAGTAGGCGTCCATGCTGGACCGCTGCCAGAACTCCCGTGCATCCTTGCCGTCGTCCTCTCCGGAGATCCGGAAGGAATCAACGTGAAGCCGCTCGTTCGTGGAGTCGACGATGGTTCCACAGAAGTTGTCTCGCCACTGCTCGAAGACAGAGGCGAAAGCCGCCTTGTACTTCATCTGCGAAAAGGCGAGCTTCTGCTGTTCGCCCTCGTAGTACTGCGAATACTTCTGCGAGTCGTGAAGCGGTCCCGGAACCTTCCCGTACAGGTACATGAGCCACTGATCAGGAGTTTCCGGCTTACCTATGAATGCCGTGTGACTTCCAGGGGGGACGATCATAGGCGGGCCTCTTTCTAGAAGCCCACGACACGTGACCTTCTTAGCTTCATTCGTCCATCAGCGATGGCATCTGCTCGTGCCTCCATGGCGATTACTGCGCACACAGCGAGGTCGATTTTCCGTTTGGATCTGGGGGAGTCTTTTTGGATGAGAAGACCCTGAGGGACTTCCCTGGTAACGGCGTTGAGGACATGCCGAGTAAGGCGAGGATCACCGTCGTGCTTGAGGTCGCCCACCATTGCGGCGGTGCGGAAACGCTCGACGGCCTGAACCATCCGAGTAGGTTTGTTGGTCCAGAACTCGAATACGGTGTCGTCGCCATGCGTGATGGACCATCGCCCAATGGCTTCCTGCCAGTAAGGCGGGTCGGCGTACATCCACGCCACGCGGTATGTCTCGAAGGCTCGATGAACCGCAGCTTCTACCGCGAGAACATCGACTTCCCATTCGTCATGAGCGTGTTCTGGGCGTTCCCAAACACCAATGACAAAGAGCTTGGCGTCTCGTAGGCGGACGCCCACAATCCCTGTCGCGTCTCCACGGATAGATCCATCGAAGCCGAGGGCTATCTGATCGCCGGGCTTGATGGGGTCCTGGTCGTCCTCACGGGAGTCCCACTCGGGCTTGGACATCCAACCGTCCGAGGACTCTGCAATTCGGTTGCAGAAGAAGCGGAGGTAGGTGGAGTCAGGAGTGGTGCGGTCGTAGAGGATCGTGCGAGTCAGGCCGGTAATGTCGGCCCAACTGGCATCGCCGTACGCCTCTGTGAGGGCCTGGCGGACCTTGGCCTCATCCCGCATCTCGTCAGGCTCGATAGAGCCTTCAATGCAGTCGTACAGCCAAAAGCCCTGGGTGATCATGTCACTCTCGTGAATGACCTGGGCGACGCTGTCCTCGTTGGGGTTATAGGCGTTGGTCGTGGTTACCCAGCGGGAACCGACCGCAGCCAGCTTCTCAACGTTGCGCTTGAGGGTCTGGAAGAATTCCGGGCCGCCGTTGCTGCCCACCCAGTGGTGGACCTCGTCCATCAGGACGAACGTGGGCCTGTTGCCCTCGTTGGTACGGCCGGCAGTCGCCTTCGGCTTGATCGAGCCAGGCTTGCCAGTCTTGAACTGGATGACAGCCTTGCCGATGTCGAGGCTGTATTCCTTCTCGGCAGGAGACTCGGACAGACAGCCACGGATGAACTCCATGGTCTGTTCGGTCTGCTCGTACGCCGTGGCACCGACCTGCACAGTGGGCAGGGCAACCGCCTTCGCCACCGGAAGCCCGAAGGCGTTGAAGTGGGAGAAGCGGCAAGGGCCGATGAACTCGACGATCGCCAGAGTGGCGAGAAGAGGTGTCTTGCCCCAACCCT